GTAGGTCAACGTGTATGGCAAGCTCTTTATCAACAACAACCAAGTAATGATGAAGGATCCATTATTAAAAGAGAGTGGTGGAATATTTATGAAGAAGAAAAAATACCAACTCTGTCTTATGTACTTCAATCTTATGATACTGCCTTCTCTACAAAAAGTAGTGCTGACTTTTCAGCTTGTACTACTTGGGGAGTTTTTAATGCTCGTGATGAAAGTAATCAACCCTATGCTGCTGCTATATTATTAGATGCTTGGAAAGAAAGATTAGAGTATCCTGATTTAAGAAAAAGAGCACAAGAGAGTTATGAAGAATGGAAACCAGATCAAGTTCTTATAGAACAACGAGCCTCAGGTCAATCTCTTATACAAGATATGAGAAGATCCGGTGTTCCTGTAGTTACTTTTAATCCAGATAGAGATAAAGTTTCTAGAACTCACTCAATAGCTCCAATGTTTGAAGGAGGGTTAGTGTTTACATTAGATGAGGATTGGACTAAGAGTGTATTAGACGAATCAGGTTCTTTCCCTTATGGAAAGCATGATGACATACATGATACTTGTGTTCAAGCTTTAATGCGTATTCGTGATGGCTTTTTAGTAACGCACCCTGATGACCCTGAAGATGAAGATTATGAAAAAAGAAAATACATCGCCAAAGACAAACATTATTACTCTTAATACTCTTAGGCCTTTTAAACATAGACCTATTAGTTCTAAAGAAGCAGAAAAAATACAAGACGATGCTGTAGTAATGGCTTTTGAGGATGCTTGTATCTCTATTTGTGATAAAATGGATATGAAAGGATATGCTCTAATAGCATGGGACGAGAAGGGAGTTCCTTGTATTTCGTGGTCTACTAACCATGATAAAAATCCTATAAGCGAAATGTTACTTCCGACCTTTACACAATCATGTTTTCAATCTATACTAACTAAAAAATTAAGTACAACGGAGGACTTAAAAGATGAGTAACCCATTTACAAGACAAAGTATTAGTAACCATAACACTAAAAACTATTCAGTTGAAGATGTTAAAAAAGCTAATGCAAGATTTTATGAAAAAAATCCTGCAGCAATTGAACCTGCAGCTATGATAAAGAAAGCTATGCAGAATCCTAATGATGAAGTAGTCTTAGAACAAACAAGAAAAGAAAATGAAATGGAAAATTTCATTGGAAAAATAAAAATAACTGGGAGTATATATTAATGACTAAAACACAAATGACAACTAAAACACCTGTTCAATATAATTCAAGTGGAGCAGCAGCTGGTTTTGGACCGCAAGCTCATCCACCACATATGGATGCAGCTGCAGAAAAAACTATTCAAGACAAGACTAAAGGCAATTCTGATTTTCATGGTGACAACATGGCTTTTATAAAAAAAATTAAAAGAAGTTAATTATGAAGATGACGGCCGGTTCAAGATCAGGAGTAGGAAGATTACAAAACTCTATGATGTCGGCACCTAAAAAAATTAAAAAGAAAAAGGTAAAGAAAAATGTTAAAAAAAGATAATTCAGATTTCATAGCTACTAAAGAAGAAAAAACTTTTGATGATGAAGGTAATACACAAGTTGCTGATGTTAAACATTTAGAAGATCAATTCTTACTTAAAAAACTTCAAAATACAGGTGGTAACATTAGAAAGTCAAAGTTACTTAATAAAAGCATTAAAAAAACATTAGGCAAAAAAGATAAGTTTAAAAAAGATAGATAGATCATGGCAAAGCAAAAGTTTACACACTTTGTGCCAAGAGAAAAGCCTAAGAAAAGAATAGGCACACATACTAAAAGTCTTAATAAGTCTAAGAAAAGAACTTTCAAAAAATATAACAGGCAGGGTAGATAATAGATGGGAATGAATAATCTTTTATATAACTATCAAAATAATAATGAATTTGTTTGTTCAGATGGAAGAATGTCTGTTAATGGTATTTGTAAAACACCAGAACAAGCTATTCAACCAGTTCAACCAATAACAGCTTCTCCAGTTCAAGACAATAATGGAAGTGATGATAATAGAAAAACTTCAACAGCAATAACTGGTGGAAAAAATCTTAATGATTATCAATTTGATAAAAATGTTAAATCAACTTTTGAATGGGACTTTGATAAAGTAGGAAATAAAATACAAGATTTTGGAAATACTGTTAAAGATAATATAACTGCCTATGATAAATATGTAGGAGAAAAATTTGGAATAAGTTCAAAATCAATTACTCTAAATAGAGTTGGTGCTAGTGCTGTTACTCTAGGTCAAGGCGGTGGTCTTATACAAGCTGCAAGTCCTTGGGGTTGGGCACTTGGAATTGGTCAGATGATGAAAGGAAAAGATAAACCTGAAGTTATAGATACAATGTCTTTTCAAGATGCTGAAGGTACTCCTTACCAAGATTACGGACAAGGTGGTGCTGATCAATCTACACAAGATTCATACGAAGATAGTAGCGGAAGTTACACAGGTCAAGGAGAAGCTTCTGATTGGGGTGGTGGAGAATAATGGCAAGAAGAACTAGAATTAGACCGAAAGGTAGAAAAGAAAGAACAATTAAAACTTCAGTGAAGTCTGGAAATTTTAGATCAACTAAGTCTGGAGCTGGAATGACACGTAAAGGTGTTTCTGCATATAGACGTGCTAATCCAGGTTCTAAATTAAAAACTGCAGTTACAGGTAAAGTAAAACGTGGAAGTAAAGCAGCAAAACGTAGAAAATCTTATTGCGCAAGATCAGCAGGTCAATTAAAAAGAAGTTCTGCTAAAACAAGAAATGATCCTAATTCTAGAATAAGACAAGCAAGAAGAAGATGGAAATGTTAAATGTCTTACTTAAATGCAAACATACCGGCAACGTATGCACAAATTAAAAGAGAATATTTATATGATTGTAAAAAACATCACGGAGAAGTTGAAGATTGTATTATCTTTGGCATTACATCTATGGGAGGACGTGCAATCTTATTTCATGCCCTTATGGAAAACGGTGCAATCTTTTATAGGTTACCAATTTCGGCTTTTATTCAACGTGGTTTTAAACCAGAAACTGTTCCTATTAAAAGACTTGATGAACTTGAACTTTGGAATTCTTTTAGTTATTATCCTACTGTTACTTCTTGGTCTATTTTAAGTGCAGCTTCAGGCAAGTATATAGGTAAAGATAAGAAGTGGCATCATGGAAGTTATTTATTTACTATTGATTGGGCTCACCCTGAAAGTAATATATTAGATACCGATCACTCTGAAATTCCTCATGAACATAAGTGCGCACACATAATAGCTTTAGATGATGGCAACTATGCAGCACAACCAAATAATAGATGTATATGGGATTTACCTTCTTTCACAGTCAAAGATAATATTCCAGACTGGAAAGTTCAAACTAATGAATGGAATGTAGAAGATACAGGTCAATGGAAAACTGAAGATACTGATAATTTCTTCTATGAAATTGAAGAAAAAAAAGTTTAGAAAAAAAGTAATTTTTGTTATATAATGTTTAATTATAATTTTAACCTAGGAAACAATATGATCAGATTGTTTAAGAAATTATGGAAAAAATATACTGAATGGTTATTTAGTAGTCATTGTAAAATTTGTAATCACGAATGTCATTGTGAAAATGATCTTCATACTGATGAGTATGGAGTTTGTACTTGTGATAACTGTAAATGTGAATGAAAAAACAAGATAAAAAAAATCCTAACAATTTAAAAAACTTTGGTTGGAGTAATATCTATTTAAACAGAATATTAAAAAAAGAAGTAGAAATCGGTGGTCATGGTACTCAAAGATATGTACTTAAACAAGGAAAAAACAAAGGCAAAGTATTATGAGAAAAAAACCTTTAGTTCTAACTAATGAAGTAGCAGCTCCAAGTAATTTTGCATGGCTTAAAAAAAATATAGTTATTGTGCCTGTGATAGCTGCAATCTTAGCTGGAACTTTTACGTCTATTAAGTATGTATTAAATTTAACAGATACTATTACAGCTAACTCGGAAACTATTCTTAAACTAGAAGAAAAAAACACAGCATCTGTGGCTGACATCTATGATCTCAAAACAAGACTTGCTGCAGCAGAAGCCACGTGGACGATGGCTGAGAATTTGTATCGCCAACTTTCAGAAACTGTACGGGACCATGAATATGACCTTAAAGACTTGTCGAGATAATTTATTATGGATTGTATTTTTTCTTTGTGTAGCAACTTACGCAGAGGCAAGAAACGAATATCTACAAAACACACATCCTTGTGAAAGAGGTAGTTTTGAACCTTACGCAGAAGTTAATCAAAGAGATTATAAATCAGGCACAAATAATGAGTATCAAGATCAAAGAGCAGGTTTTAGATTTCGTATGCCTTTAGGTGCTGTGTGTAGTGATAATTATATCGCTGAACAAGAAAAGAAAGATAAAATAAGAACTCAACTTGAACTTATAAAAGAGTGTAAAAGAATACCAAAAGTTAGTCCACCACCTGTAGAGTTTGCAGAATTATTTAATATGTGTAATACATTAGGAGTTGCAGGAATAGTTGCACATAAAAAACCAGCAGGAAACCATTGGGATAATTTAAAAATACAATATCTAAAAGATAATCCAGATGTTATAATAATGAAACAGGCAATGCCAAATGAAAATATCAGATAAAACAGAAGTAAGTATGCCAATGAAAAATATGATTGGTATTGTTGTAGTTGTAGCTATGGGAGTTTTTGCATACACAGAAGTAACAGCTAGACTTACATCACTTGAAACATCAAGAGAATTATTCCAAGCTGACTTACTTAAAAAATCAGAACAAAAACCTACAGACCAAGAACAGTTTATGTTGATAGAAGATATATATAAAACTGTAGAAAAATTAGAAAAAACACAAGAACAAAATATGACTAACAAAGTTAATATACAATTTCTTAGAAATCAACTAGAAAAAACATTATTAGATGTTGAAAGTTTAAAAGATAAAGTTAGAAAAAATGGTAATGGAGTACACTGATGATTGAAACTGTAGTAGCCTTATTAATGGTTGTATCTGGTGAAATTAAAGAACATAGAATACAGTCATCTATGTCTGAATGTTTAAAAGGTAAACGTCATGCTAGTCGTTCTATCTCTGAAAATGTAGAATTTACATGTATTAAATCTAAAGCAGAGTTAGAAACAAATATTGATGGTAGCCGAAGCATTAAAAAAATTATACTAGGTCCGTAGATGAAATTTGAATTACTTATGATAGTATGTTCAGTATTAAATGGTGAATGTAGTCAACCTACCAAACAAATACCTTTATTTACAAGCCATTATGAATGTGCATCGGTAGGTTATTTAAGAGCATTAAAAATATTAGATGATATAGGAGCAGATTTAGTTAATAATAATAAAATTGTTATTAGTTTTAGTTGTAAAGAAATTATAACGTCTTGAAATAAAAGGCTTTCAATGTTGATATTTTTGTTTTATATCTCTAAATAGGAAAGTATGGTATGAACCAGGAGGTATAATGATATTATGAAAACTATGAAAAAAAAGAAACAAGGTTACAACTCAAGAAAAGATGAATCAATGGGTATGAAAAGTGGAAAACAATCTTCTAAAAAAATGTCTATGGCAGGAAGAAGAAAAGTAGCTAAAGCTACAAGAAAACCAAAAGGTACTTACGGCTTCAAAAAATAAATGTTAACTAGGGAAGGCTTTAGTAACACAATGACAAAATCTAAAAAAAAAAGACCAGGACTTTGGGCTAATATTAATTCTCGTAAAAAATCTGGTACATCAAGATCAAAAAAGAAATCTACTATAAGTGCTAAAGCTTACTCTAATATGAAGAAAGGTTTTCCTAAAAAGAAAAAAACATAATGGAAGTTGACATTTCAAAAAAAAAATTACAATTCACTAATGATCAAGGTGAAAAAGTTAATGTTGATGTAGATCAAGATCAAACTGAAAAAGAAGAAGAAGCTTTTGAAAGTAATCACTATTCTAATTTAGCAGAAGAACTTGATGAAAAAGAAGTTAATCTTGTAGGTAAAGATTTAGTTAAAGCTTATGAAGATGATAAAAGTTCTAGAAAAAATTGGGAAGATCAATATTCAAAAGGTTTAAACATGTTAGGAGTAATTGTCGAAGATAGACAAGACCCTTTCCCTGGAGCTTCTGGCGTTCATCACCCTTTACTTGCAGAAGCAGCAACTCAATTTCAAGCTAGAGCTATTGCTGAAATGTTTCCAGCAGGTGGTCCTGTTAAAACTCAAATCATAGGAAAAGTTACAGATAAAAAAACAGAACAGTCACAAAGAGTTCAAGACTTTATGAACTTTCAACTTACACAAGAAATTCCAGATTATTTTAATGAATTAGATCAAATGTTATTTTATTTAGCTCTTGCAGGAAGTGCTTTTAAAAAAGTTTATTTTGATAATACTTTAGATAGGATTTGTTCTAAATTTGTACCAGCTGAAGAATTTGTAATTTCTATGGAAAACACAGATTTAGAAACAGCTGAAAGATATACTCAAGTAATGAAATTAACTAGAAATGATGTTAGAAAATATCAAATATCAGGTGTTTATAAAGATATTCCTTTAACTAAAGAAACAGGTGGAGCTAGTTCTAACAGTGGAGATATGGTTGAACAAACTTTACAAAGATTAGAAGGAATGTCACCAAGTATGGCTGATAAAATTCATACTATATTAGAAGTACATACTAATTTAGATTTAGGTGAAGATAAAGATGAACTTGCTTTACCTTATGTTGTAACAATAGATTATGATTCACAAAGAGTTCTATCAATTAGACGAAATTGGAAAGAAGAAGATTCATTAAGAAGAAAAAGAACATATTTCATACACTATAAATATCTTCCTGGCTTAGGCTTTTATGGCTTCGGTCTTATTCAAATGATCGGCGGACTACAACACGCAAGCACTGGTGCATTAAGAGCACTACTTGATTCTGCTGCCTTTGCAAACCTCAACGGAGGATTTAGAGCTAAAGGAGCAAGGATAGAAGGTGGAGACATTACTGTTTCCCCCGGTGAATGGGTTGAAGTTGAAGCATATGGTGATGACCTTAGAAAAAGTTTTATCCCACTTCCTTTTAAGGAACCTTCACCGACATTACTCCAATTATTAGGAGTTCTTACTGAGTCAGGGAGACGGTTTGCTTCTATTGCAGATGCAATGATTGGTGATTCAGCTGGATCAGGTCCAGTTGGAACTACTATTGCTTTAATAGAACAAGGTTCTAAAGTATATTCAGCTATTCATAAAAGAATACATCAAGCTCAAGGTAGAGAATTTA